GTCACGTGCCGCCGAATACGCTGGTTGAAGACCCCTACCGAGTATTCACCGGCCTTATGGATGTGATCGAGGGCAGCGATAACGGCGAGGCTGCACTGTTGCGCTTGTCGGTTGAAAGTGCTGGTTTTGTATTGGCGTTCGAGGTCTTTCACCATAAAATCGATTTGCTGCAATTTGTCCTCGAGCGGCGTCAATCCGCTGGTGAGGTTATCGCGCGCAGTTTCGCGCTGAATCTTTGCTATTGCTTCGGCAAGCTTCTCGGCATTGCTGACGCTGCCGCTCGTCACAATGTCGTTATTGTTGCCGCCCGCTTTACCCTTAATCATTGATGGAGCAATCGGTGGTAGCGGCGGGAAGCTTTGTGGATCCTTGACCCCCTTCAAATCTTTCACGGTATCAAGAAGCGTCGACGGCCCGAGTTGCAACGTCGCCGCCTTGGCTATTGTGGCCAAAACCGTCTTGACGCGCCCGTCCAGATTATCAAGAAACGTCAGGAAATCCGCCAAGCTACCAGACAATGCCGTTTCGAAGCTTATGCCCAATCCGGTGATTGCATCGCCAAGCTTATCGAGGCGATCCACTTGATCGTCAGTAAGCGCACCGCCGGCGGCTTGCAGGCTTTTTGCGTAGGAATCAAGATCGCCGCTGGTCTCGCGTATGATCGGCGCAATCGCCGCAAACGACTTGCCGAACAGATCAATCCCCAGCCGGGTGAAATCGCCCTGATCCTTTACCTTCGCGAGTGCCTTCGTGACTTCGTTGAGCTGATCCTGCGTTGATAGCTTAGACAGCTTGGTGACGGAAATGCCCAGCTCGTCGAATGTTTTCAACAACGATTTGCTGCCACCGCTCGCCGCCGTCGAGATATTGTTTTGCAGGCGAACGATCGAAGCGGAGAACTCGTCAACGCTCGATCCACTTTGCTCAAGCGGAGTGCGTAATGCGGAGAATGTCGACGCTGCAATGCCGGTTGCAAGCGACAGGTCTTTGAGCTTCCCTGCGGCGTCTACCAACTTATAGCCATATGCCACCACCTCGCGCACTGCAAAGGCGCTCGCAAGCCCCTTCAGGCCGCTGGTCAGGCTCGTGAATTGCTTCGAGATGTTATTCGTCGATGTGGCGAACTTACCCTCGGCACCTTTGAGGGCATTCTGGGCGCGCTTGATCCCCGCCTCAAAATCGCTGGAATCCGCCGTCAATATAGTTTTGATGCGTGTGTCAGCCATTTTTTTTCACCTTATCGCGCAACGCTTGGTATTTCCTGAGTTGGGTCATCATATCATCAAGGGGCCGCTGTTTCACCACCTGTTTTTTCTCACCGATGACATCTTTGAGTTTTGGCAGCTTCGCGGCGCGATGGAATGCTGCCGTATACCAAGCAATGCCCATGCGGTGATTGTGTTCGGATTGTAGCTTATCGGCGGTTGAATTGACGCATGTTTTGAGGTGCCACGGCGTCATGATCCAAAGCTCGGACAATGCTATGCCAACCGCGTGCGCGAGTTTAATCGCCTGCGTGATTTCGTTTAGTTTTTTTTTGAATCGTCGCCGGCGGAATCTTCGCCCTTTGCCTCATCGGCTGGGCTGTTGGGGCCGAAGTAGGCGAATGTCAGCCCCTTGGAAACCAACTCTACGGCCTGCGCATATGGCGGTGCGCCGTCGAGAATCGCCTCAATCGTTACGTCAGGGTGATGCCGGAGCAGGCCGGCGTGGATCATCTTTGCGATTTTGTCGGGAGACTGGCGGAAAACCTCGGACGCGCGAAACATGTTCGTCACCGCGTCTTCGCCACATTCCGCGTGGATTTTAGCAAGCGCGCGCCAGTCGAAAACCATGGTGCGCGGCGTGCCACCAATAAGGATTGAGACTTCGCCGGTGTATGGGTTCGACATTAGCTAAACGTCACGTCACCGGTTACGCGCAGGTTGAAGGTCGTGTCGACCTTTGCATCAACGCCACCGCTCATAGAGGCCGAAATAATATAGCCCTGAAACGATGCTATGCTGCCATCCGATTGCGTTAGCTTGAAATAGTGACGGTCGCGGTTCGCCTTTGCCGCGCGCGCCATGTTTTGACCCGGATCGTCGGGGAGGTAGTTGCAATCCACCGAGCCGGTGCCGAAATCTTGCAGGCCCATCAAGAACTCTTTAGCCGTCGAGCGCAGGTGCGTGGTGTCGATTTCCGACGCCTGACCATCGAACAGGTTGTAGCTCACAACCTCCTTGATTTCGGTATAGGAAGCAGGCGAGCCGCCGTCCGTGCTGATGGCTAAAATTGTGCCTTGGGTTTCAATTGCGTCTGACATGATGGCCTCCCTATGATTGCTCGTATGTTATCAGATAGTCCTGCGACACTCTATATAAAAATGGCTCGTCGGTTTGATCGAGGATGTCTAGGTCGGTTTGACAGGAAATTCCACCAAAACGGATCGTATCTTGCGGGCTGTTGCTGCCATATGCCACGGTGCCACGGAAGCCGTCCAGCGTGTTTTCAATGTCGAGGGCGAGCTGCTTTGCCTGATTGTAGGACACGGCATAGATGTCGATTTGCATGGTTGCCTGCACCATGCCAGTCGGGCCGTTGATGTGCCGCCACCGATCGGAGTCAATGCGCTGGTATACCACAAACGGGGCCGAGGCGTTTTGCGGCGCGCGCAGGGCATAGATACGGTTGCCGGGGACGGGCGTGGTTTTAATCTTCTCGTAAAGTGCGCGTTCCATGGTCATCGCTTGTTTGCTCCCGCTGCCTGAATTGCCTTTAATGACACTTGCGTGATTTTTGCCACCATGTAGCGTTTCATGGTCTCGAGAGCTGATGCTGTCGCTTGGTTTAGGACGTCATCATACCAGCGCGTCGCCGGGATGTAGCGCGTGCCGCGGTTGAGGAAATCCCCCCAGAATGCGCCGCCACGGGAAACGACCGCCGCGCGCTTGTTTTCAAATTTCTTGCGCAAACCCTTTGCCTTGATGGCCCTTTTTAGCTCGCCATATTTCGCATGGGTTGCCGCCGTACCTTTTGGCCCGCCAGACAGCTTGCCCTTGTAGTCAGGGGCCGCCTTCTTTGCCGCCTTTGCCAGCTCGCGGGCGCCAGCGTTGACCCCAGCCTGCAAAACCTGATCGGCGATTTTTGGCGGCAGTTGCTTAAAAAGCGCATTAAGCTCGCTGAAACCCTGAGTGCGCGCGGTAATCTTCACAGCGCCCCCACCACTTCAGCCGTCAGCCATAGCTCGCCGTGACGATGACCTGTGCGGTCAACGGTCATGATGCGGTATGTTTGGCCCATCCAGCCGATGCGCCATTTTGTCGTCACGTCGCTACGATAGCGGATCATCACCCGAATGGTCTCGCGCGCATTGACGCGTGCGGATTCGAATGCCTCGGTGCCGCGCTGTGAGATTACCCTGCCCCACACGTCACCCTCGTCCGTCAACGATTGCTCGAGGCTGCCCTCGTCATCGGTCTCGACGAGCGAATAAAGCGTAATAAGCTGGTCGAGTTCGCCGATTTTCATATGCTTCTCAATATCTGCCGCCACTCATCGGCATAGGGTGCGTTTTCATAGCCCGGCATGTCCGGCGTTCCCCTCGTATAATGCACGGCCTTGGGGTTAATGTCCATGCTGCTATGGCCTTCCAGCCAGTTCCACTCCGGCCCCAGCTCGCCGATTTCGTCATCCTTCAGCCAGCAGAAACGGTGCAAGTCTCGCCCCGGCACCGCGTTGACGTTTTGCGGGGTGAGCCAGCGGTTTGATGGGTGCTCGTTGTTGATGACCATGAAGCTTGACCAGTTCTTGCGGGCGTAAACCGTTTGCAACTGGCCATCCATTTTCAGCGCATCGGTCGGCGAGTGCTTATGCTTCACCACCGAAACCGCGTGCTTGAAGCTTATTTCCTTGAGAAGCTCCTCAACATCAGCGCGGAATAGGAAATCGCTGTCGCAGAATATCGAAAGCCCACGGAAACCCTGCAACGCCGGGATCAAAAACCGCGAAATGGCAAACTGCGTGGACATCGGCGCATCGCTTATCACATCCCACATGATGCCATCGTTTTGCGTCGTCTGGCGGGTGTACGCGCGGCATGCGCGCAGGTGCGGGAGAAGCAGCGGCTTGATGGCAACCGGGGCGCTGCATCGATCGATCATAGAACGCGCGGCGACCATATAGGCGTCGGGCATGCGCATGTCGAAGCCGATATAGGCAGTTAGCAGCATATCACCCCCGTATTATCTGCATCGCCTTCTCTTTTACCATATCCACCGTAATGCTGGCTAATGCCATTTTGCAGTGGCCGCAATCCGCATATCTGCCGCAATAGCCGAGTTCGGTTTCAACGGCGAGATTTTGGTGGATGTCGTAGCCGGTAACGGATGGCGGAATGAATGCGCCGAACACCACGACGGCTGGCGTTTTCATGGCTGCCGCGATGTGATGGATTCCGCCTTCATTGGTTAGGACGACGCTCGCATCTTCAATGATGGCCGCGGCGTGGCGAATGGTCGGCGTCTTATACCATTTTGCCCCAGCGATAAGACCGGAGGCAGTAGGCCCGAGTTGAAACACTGGCAGCGGAAAATTAGCGATTACCTTCTCCCACCTCTCGATCGGCCACTGCTTATTGATGCTTGCGTTTTCCTTGATAACCGGGGCAATCACGGCATAGGGCCACGGTATCGGATCGCCGGTCAAATCGTTCGGGGTTAGCCAAACTCTGCCGGCGCGCGCGCGGTGCGTTTCATCAAATACAATGCGCGGTTGCCCGTTCCACGTTTCCCATCGCTTGATGTATGGCCGAATGCCGCCACCATCAACAATGCCGTCGCGCGCCGCGTGCTCCCATGCCGGATTGCCGTGCCACAAGATATTGTCACGAAACTCGCCATGACGCCTGCGTATGCTGCC